GCAACCTACGTGCCCGGTGCAGATATAATTTCACTAAAAGAAATATCCGATGCTGAGTAAAAGAGAAATACCGAAAAGCGTAGAAAAGCAGATGCAACTATGTGAGCTATTCGGAAAAGCCGAACAACCGCAAGAAGCACAGCCATACGATTACGCAAATCAGCCCGATGACCTACCGAGCGTGGAGCATTGGTACAAGGTAAGAGATGCCCATATTTTTCAGCAGGAAAGAATGGCAAATCTTTAGCCCCTATCGGGTATAAAAACACCAATTTAACCAAAATCACACCCTTTCGGGTATATGAAAGACATCGGATTGCTACTTTATTTATTGCCGTGTCTGCTGGCTTTGGTGGACTTTTTAACACATATTTCTAATAGGGGGTGATTTCACCCCCTTTTTTTGTACTATTCAAATAAGATGCCAACCAAAATAACCCGAGTATCTCGCAACGTGCACGCTGTGTACTGCGAAAAAGAAATCCAACTCCTTTTATTATCCGACCTACACTGGGATAACCCCAAATGTGACCGAGTGCTGCTCAAAAACCACATGGATGAAGCAGTCAAAAGGGGTGCAAAAATCATTTTGAACGGTGACACTTTCTGCATGATGCAAGGGAAGTACGACCCAAGGCGCAGCAAGAAAGACATTAGGCCGGAACACAACAAAGCCAACTACATTGATGCGGTTATCCAAGATGCGGTGGAGTGGTTTGGCCCATACAAAGACCACATTCTCGTTGTGGGTTACGGCAACCACGAAACAGCTATTTTGAAGGCTTTGGAAACCGACCCCATTCAAAGATTTGTTGACCTATTCAACACAACACACGGAGCTGAAATTCATGCAGGCGGTTATGGTGGGGTGATTGATTTCAAGTTTCAACTTACCGAGGATGGCAACCGCAGGAAATGGACACTGCGATACTATCATGGCTTTGGTGGTGGCGGTGCTGTCACCAAAGGGGTAATTCAAGACCAGCGTTTAATGGCATCGATGGAGGGTTACGATTGCATATGGCAGGGCCACGTTCACGAATTGTACCACCACATCAACCCGGTGGAAGTTTACGACAGCCACCAAAAAAAGATAAAAATCCGTGATGTTCATCAAATCAGGACTTCGAGCTACAAGGAAGAATACGAAGATGGCTTTGCCGGGTTCCACATTGAAAAGGGCCGACCACCCAAACCACTTGGAGCCATGTGGCTAACCCTTAGCACCTCGTATGCAGACACCAAAGTCATTCCTGAATTTTCCTTTTGCCAAAAACTTTATGTTTAGAATACCTCTTTGCCTTGAAGTTGTCGCAGCCGATGACCACAGCACCATGTTGCAAGACATGGGCATTGAACCTGGTGATGATTTATACGAAGCCCCCACATTTGTAGTATGTTTTTACAAAATGGATGCGCTTATGGCAGATGAACGCAGCACAAAGCAGAAACCGCTCACGTGCGTTGTTTGCGGTGAGCTGATGTATATTGTAAAAATAGATATGGCAACCCTTGTGGATAGGATTGCAACGGTGTCTTAGGCTTGCAGCAAGGTGAATGCAATCACATCACCGGGATTAAACCGCTTCACAATCTCAAACCAATGCCCATCCGGCACGGTTTGACAGCCAGCTGACCACTTATTCACGAAATTACCAACCCCGGCACGGTGAAAGTTGATGCCAAATAAGCCCTTTTGTTTGGTGACTTTATCCACTTGGTTATTTTTGTTGCCATCCCGGTAAATTTCAATGGGCAAAACTTGCTGAAAGTATGGCGCACCAAGCCAAAGGTTTGACCAATTTGCTCCTGTCACAAATATATGACTATTTGTGACTTGCTGCTCAACGGCAACGGCTGTGCCAGTGATGCCGCCAACGGTCAAAGGGTTGTAAACATAGAAATCCCCGGCAGTGGTGGAAGCAGGGGCAGCGTAGACAATCCGGTGCCCTTTGTAAACTGCGACAAAGTCATCAAACTTATTGCTGAAAACATTATCGGTTCTAATCCACACCAAAGCGTTGCCGTGCGTGTACCATTTGCGCTTGACGCACTCGGCCTGAATGTAGCGGTCTAACGCATCCAAAGTATAGCGGCCTACAATTCCATCCACTTTCAGGTTTTCACCCCTTGCGTTTAAAAATTCTTGAAGATTTTTCATTTTTTTAATCGAGATAATAAAACACACCTATACCACCGGGCCAGCTTTACCCACCAAGGCTGTTTGGCTGCATCGTTAAGCACTCTTTGCAAAACCGGGCTTCTCATTGTAGTAATGTTTTATCCCGGCTGTAAATCTCCTGCATGAAAACCATTGCAGGCTTGCCCATTCTATCCCATCCTTTCCGGGCTTCCGTTTGGTTGCGGAAAGATACCGGGCGAATAGCCGCGTTGAGTTCGGCCGATGGATGCCATTTGCCATCCCGGCAGTAGTAAAAATCTTGTACCCCTTGCTGTTTAATCAGTGTGAACATTTGACAAAGTTATTTGACCGCTGCCACTATTCCAAAGATAACTGCAATAGCTTTCCATTTATTTGCTTTCTTACGCAACTTCTCTTTGTCTTTGATATGTTGGTGTATTTCTTTGGTTTGGTTGGCTGTAATGGCTTCAAAATAGGAAATAACGCTATCCTGGATGATTATCACTTGCTCCTGATTTGAAATTACCACGCTATCATCAAATAAAATATCCTGCATCAGTTTGTTTTCGGATAGGATTATTTCCAACTTGTTAGTATCTCTTACAAGTTTGTCCAGCGTAATTGTGTCATGGACATATTTTGTCCTGAAATCACGGAGTATTTTTGTCTTTTTGGCACGGCTGTTCAGCAGCGTTAAATACTCGGCTTTGATGCTATCAATATCTGCCTTGTATTTGTCCACTAAATTGGTCATGCTGTCCGTGTTGTTTACAATTTCCGTTTTTTTACAGCCCCTATCAGTAATCAAAACGAGAAAAAGCAGAAAAAGAATAAGCCCGACATACCTCATTCCTCAGCAAAAAAGTTTGTGATGAATTTGCCAACGGCCCCGGCTACCCCAATAATAAGCATCAGCTTGGGGTGGTCAATATTTAGCCCGGCAATAAACAACGAAGCAGCCGCAATGCTGTCACCAATCACTCGGAACCGCTTGGGGGTGGGTGCGAAATAGTTTTTTAACTTCATCTTCCCTGACCTTGATACGGCTTGCTGCTCTTGTGTTTGTTGGCTGACTTCGTGTGCCTGCCCAATTTCCGTTTGCTTTTCGGTTGCCATTTGGTTACCTCTTTACTTTTTGCCATGCTTGAAAAACTTGTAAATGCCTATGCAGCTCAAAACCAATGCTGCTGTAAATGATAAAAACTGAATAATTGGCAGCAAATTTGCAGCGGCCCCGGCTATCCACAGCAACCAGCTTCCGATAATGTTTTCACCTACATTTTTCATGGAAAGGGTGGTGCTGGTTTGGGATTGTAGACGATGAGAACCAAATCTTTCACCCACATAAAATCAGGGTTTACACACTGATTGATTTCCTCAACGGATATCACCCAATTATTGTCCGCATCTTGGATGGGGTTGAAATAGCTGTCCGGGGCATAAGGTTCGCCCACCAAGATACTATGTTCAAAATCAGTCAGCAGCCCAACATAAAGGGCATATTGTTCGGGGCTTAAATCTTTTAGGTTCATACGTTGCGAGATAAGGTGGTTTGATAGGCTTGTACTGCGGTGTAAAGGTTTGATGCTTCGGTGTCGGTTAGACCATCCCCAATGGATGCAAATGCACATTGTTTTGTAGAATAAAAAGCGGCTCCGGTACTATTAAAACCTGCTAACCAAAAAGTTCGATTACTCAAGCCTGTGCTTAATGTTGTACCTGTTCCTACTTTTGTGCTATTTCTCCAACCATTAACGACATTTGAAGCAGTACGGTTACTAAGGTAAAATGCTCTACTATCTGCATCTGTATAAGTAACATAAATACCTGGAGAGTTTATTCTAAAATAAGTTATATTAGATGTTCTTATTTCTATAAGAGAGCCTGTATCTCCTGGGCTAAAACCTGTTGAAGAACCAATTTCAACTTCTGTTCCATTGCTTTGAGTTCTGCTATAATATGAAATGTGACTACTATTTTGTAATAAACTTGTACTTGGCGTTAAAAATGTATCTGCATAGCCATTGGTTCCATTTGGCAATGCACCATTGCTGTTGTGTGTCCATCCACCTGAAAATACCAACCTGAATGCAGCATTCAAATCCCTTGGGTCTTTCAAGTTAAATTTGTGAGCAGAAGCCGTGCCACCAACAAAAGGGTACATTGCTTTCATTTTTGTCCAAATGCCGTACGCTTTTAGGTCAATAACAAGTGTATTGATTGCTGACTGCTGTGTCGCATCCGTTATGGCTGCCGCTGTAATAAAAGCCAAAGCATCGGCATCGGTTCCACCACCAGCCACATAGCTTTGAACACCAATGCCGCGCCTTATCATACGTTGTAGGCTACGATGCTTCCACTGGTCAGCGTGATGCTGGTGATGAATTTGCCCTCGGCTACGCTGATAAACGTGCCTTGCTTCAAGGTAACACCTGAAAGCCCTATGTCGGACATAAGAGATGCTGCGTTCTCGTCAAGAATAGCGGAAACAACCGCATCCGCGTTAACGACAAAACCTTGAAAGCGGCCAGTATTTGCCGATGTGTTGCTGATTACTTTGCAGCCCGTAAAGCCGCTCATAAATTCTAATGCTGTACTCATTGTATTGTTGGAAAAGTTAAATTGTTGTTTGGTGTATCGCAGTAATCGCGCAGGTTAGGGCAGACGAATTCAATCACTGCCGCAACCCCTGCAACGATGTCTGTTTTGTCATCGTAAAAAGGGGTGATTGCATCGTTTATGTTCCAGCTCCCGGCAATGTTGCCGCGATAAACGTAGCGAAGCATAGAATAAATATCAAGCATCACCGTATGCATATCCGAAATGCGCTCAACCGCATCGGTAAAATCTTCTCGGTGTCTATCCATGATAGCAACCGCAAAACGATAGCGCACTTGGTCAACGGTAACTTGTGAGCCATCCGGAAATATCCGCATCAGTGGGTACAGCTGCTCACCACTTGCATTGATGTTGGGGTCAACGTTTATGAGCGTTGCCTTTATTTGCTTGTGGTTTTGGCCTGCTGTGTCCAGTGCTTCCAGTAGCTGGTTTATCGTTACCATTTAAAAATATCTTTAATTTGTTTTCGTTCTTCTGCCTTACTTTGCTCATCCTTTTGGAAAGTCGTAATTATAGAAACAATTATCGTCGCTGTCTAAAATAAACCCACCAAATAAAGCCTGGTTTTGGGGGTGGATTACATCAATTCCGCTTCCAGGATTTAAGAACTCCGGAAACAGCGTGTTGTTTTCGCACAAATAATCCCTCAACCTTTCGCTGTAATACTGCGCCTTATTGCGGTAGCTTTGCTCAATCCTTGTCAGTTGGTCTAAATCAATGGCGTTGCTGTTTTCGGAGCCACGGGTGGAAACGCTTTTGTTCATCATTTTGTATGTCATTGGTAGCATACTTTCAGTTATGATGTAGTGGTACAAACAAGGGGCTACATAAGCGTTGACAAGGTTCAAATAATTACCGGCAAGCCCTGCACCGTTGATATCGTTGCAGATTTTGTCATAAAGGCCGCTGCCGATAATATCCCGGATATAAATGTCCTGCGCTGTGCGCATTGCTGTCTGCAAAATCTTGCTATCAACATTCTCGTCAATAGGGGTGTTTTTCTTAACATCCTGCTCGCTTACAAAAAATGCAAATGTTGCCATTAGTTTTTCCTCCTTACTACTTGTTGTTTCCAATAGTGCCTGCAATGCGGAACGTGAAGCGGTGGGTCGCTTTCAGGAACCGTGTACCACCCTCCGCGCCTTGTCCAAACATCATAACCGAGCCTTGCGGTCAAAGTTTCGATGTCCTGCCTGCTGTATAAACGTGCTGCATCGGTCATTTTGATACAAAATTCACGGCTTTTGCCACCGGGTTGCAGCGGTAAAGCATCCGGGTCAAGCGTGTATTTCCACCGCAGCTCCAATTTTGGCAGCTTTCCGGTGTCGTTTATGTCCTTTTTGCCTATGTCAGTGATGCGGATAGCGTTGTTTGTCCAATTAATCTTGCCGCTTTCCTGCAATTTCTTTAGAATTTTGGTCACTTCATCCGTGCCAATCTTGGTGATTTCGCTGATTTCGTCAATGCTTGTTTGGTCATCAGCAGAAACAACGGACAAAACTTTCATTTCATCCTTTCCAAGTTCGGCAAATTTCATGGTAACGTCTTCAAAATTGGTGGCAGGTTCCCCAAATTTCAGGAATAAATCCAAATCTTTGCTGTCATGCCACAAATGCGGTTCGCAACAACTGAATGCGGCAGGCTCAACGGGAGCAGCCGGGGCCGCAATATCCAACACATCCCCATTTGGGATAGGTGGCAACCCTGCCAATGCACGTTTTTCGTTGATTGTCATGTTGGCCAGCACGTTATTTGCCACCAATGGCGACAATGAATTGATGCTTTCGATGACACGCTGTGCCGCATCCTTAACCGTTTGTGTGCTTGCTTCCATTCCTAATGCTTCCCTTGCTTCATCCATGCTTACAACCCCTGCCTGATACAATTCAACGTAATCTAAGCCAATGAACTCCGCGCTCCGGGTTTCGATTGTAATGCCCGGGTAAACTTGCCTCAAAACGCTTTGCAGGCAGTAATCAATTTTGCGCTGGCGGTGGTTTACATACTGCTTGTGGAATATCTCGTAGGCTTCAATCAGTTCGTTTCTTTGACCAAGTGCGCCTTCGCTTTTCAATCCTGCCAACACCGGGGGAATAGCGTGGGCAATTACGATTTCGCTCTGCACGGTTTCGTTTAGCATCAAAAACTGCTCATCCATGTTGGATGGCTGCAAGTGGTTGATGGTCGCTGGCTGCTCGTTGTTTTCGTTGAACTGAATAAGCACACCGCCTGCGTTATCCGTGCCTACCGTGCGCTCCTTAAACTTGCGCTCAAATATCCGGGCCTGCTCCGGTGATGGCTGCCCCTTGAAAAGCTGCACCAAAGTACCGTTGGAAAACCCGTTGCGGATGTTGTTGTTGTGGAAGTTTGCGATTTCAACCTCAATTTCAACATATTGCAGCGCGTGTTGGTAGGGTGGCAATGGGTAAACACCCAACCCTGCCTGATATTCCCTTGCGTAGTAAAGCTGTACGCTGTAAGGCTCCGCTGTAACCGGATTAAATGCCGGGTAATGTTTGATGTCCTCGGCTTTGTATTTCTGCCAATCCTCGGTGTATTGATAGCTTTTGTGGTCAAGTGTCCGCACCTTTGAAAAATCCACATGATAAAGAGCAGATATTTGACCGATGCGGTTGTAATGCACCTCAAAGCATAGGCCGTTGAAGATTTCAAAATCAAGGGCCAGCTTTGACTTTAATTCGTGCAGTCCCTCGTATGGGTTAACGTAGTTTAAAACCTTTTGCGCTTCCTCGCTGCCCTCAATCACACATTCATCACCGGAAACAAAACGGGCTTTTGTACGCACGATAGCACCATGCTTTGGCGCCCTCATGTAAAATTCAAGCAATGACTGTGGAAAATCGTTTTTTTCCCCATATGAAATGAAACCCTTTGATTTCTGCTCCTTAAATTTGGGCAGTTTGGTTTCGGCAAAATCTATTTTTAATAGCTCAAAGCTCATCCTACGTTGTGTTGTTTAATGGTTGTGTTCACATCATGGTCATTGAATGGGGTGTGGCTGGTGCTTACGTATGCCAGGCCCCGGTCGATTTCCTCATTTGCCAGCAGATAATTGGTGTTGGAAGATGAAGTTTGTGCGTACAATGACCAATAATGCGTACCGATTGCCAGCGTTTTTGCTGATGTGCTGCCCTCGGTAAATGTGAATAGCTGATAGCGGTTAGGTGCAGTGCTTGTGTCCGTGACCAAAAAAGCCTTTCTCTCCTGCGACATTTCGCTCTCGAAAACCAACAAATAATAAACCGGGGAAATGGTGACCTTTTCCTTTCCGGTAATTATTAATTCGGGGCTTCCTGCTTTTGTAATGTACAGCATCTTTGTATAGTAGTACATTTTTTGGAAGCATAACAAAAAAGGCCACCTTTCGGCAGCCTTTCTTGCAAACTATGAAAAACTAAAATCAGGAACCAAGAGCGAGCGAAGTTACAACACCGCTTTGAACTTTCAAAGGCAGGTCTGTCTCTTTGTGCAGAAAATTCAAAACGTGACCTTTGAAGTCACCAAACGCTTGACCGAAATTGCTTTCGCTCTGCTGTAATTGTGCGCCATAATCAGCACCCAGCAGCCAATAGTCACCACTTGCATCAAGGGCAATGGCAAGCATACGGTTTTGGGCAAGCAGTTTAATCTCGTTGCGCTGCGCTGTGGTCACTTTGTGCAAACGTGCAACCAGGTCGGCTTCATAATAAACGGTTCCGTTCTCAGTGCTTGGAATGGTTCTCCAAGTCATAGAAGCAGTTTCTTTTTCAAGTTCATATTTGAAAAATACTTTAGCTCCTGAAAGTGTCAAAGCGGATACTTCTCCGCTTGATTTAGTTAGTGTAGATTTGGCATCGAATTCCACGAGCCAAATTGTCTTAATTCCAGCACTTGCTGTCTTACAGTCAAGCTGGAAACCGGTGGTGAGTAGACAAGGCATATTTTTTTTTTTGATTAAAAAAGGGGGTAGGGTTGTGCCCCACCCCCCGGGTTAAAAATCTAATTCAGTTACAGTGAGAAATAAACGATTTGCTCAGGGAATGCGATTTGCGTTCCGTATTTGAAGGTAGCACGGTAGCGAACTTCGTCGTTGTCTTGGCTGTACCAGAATTTGTACTCTTCCTCTTCGTTCATCATGTCAGTTCCGATAAAGAAGTTAGACCACAAACCAGTAACGATTTTGTTAGTGCCGTTCATTCCGTTCAAGCCGTAGATTTTGATGCCAGTGATAGGGTCAACAATCTCCATGTCGGCTGTTTCTACAGCAGCGTAGTGGTAAAGGTTAGCACCTACCAACCAAGTGCGGTACAAACGGAAAGTGTCGGTTCCCATTGCAATCATCAGGTCAGGCTTGCCCAACAAAGCGGCAGGAATAACGCTGTAAATGGTAGCAATGATGTCGTCAATGTTTGAAGCAGTGATTGAAGCGTAAGCATCAGCCACGTTACCTTTTACTGGGTCGCCTGAGCCACCAAAACCAAGGGCAGTCAAGATAGTCAAGAAACCATCCCATTTGCTGCTGTTTCCGCTGCCTCCGGTGTTACCCTGCCAAATAGCAGTTTCGATAGCTTCAGCAATTTTGCCAGCTTTTTCAGCACCAATTTGGTCTTGGAACACACCCAAATCAACGGGTGAACCAGCGGCCAAGCCTTGTTGTGTGAATTTGGTTTCCAAAGTTTTAGGGCAAAGAGTTTCCTCAACCTTAACCTTTCCAACGGTCAGCACACGCTGGCTGATGGTGGTGTTACCTGATGCAGAATATCCGCAACCATCGGTTTGAAAGAAAACATCACTGCTCAAAAGTGGAAGTGCCTCGGCAGATTTGATGCCGGGAATTACTTGTCCTGCGCCCTGCAACAAAGACGCTGTCTTGCTGCTGAACATTGCTTTTACTAAAAGCTCTAATTGGGTTTCCTTGGTATAGTTAGTCAACCCTGATACTACAAATGCCATTTTTTATTTATTTTTTGTTGTTTTTGAGTGCTGAAGCAAAACCTTTCAATGCTTCGTTTTTTTCAATTTTAGCCGGGCCGAAAGGTTTGGTTGTGGGCTCGGGGGTTTGTGATGCAAATTTTTCAAAAACGCTGAAAGTATCTTCAACCTTGCTGCCAAGGCTAACCAGCATTTCTTCAAGTTTTGCGATGCGGTCGTTCAGGGCTGCGAATTCCTCTTTGCTGGCAAATTCAACAATCACCTCGGCTTCAGCTTCAGGAGCTTCCATCTCTTTGGTTTCAATGTTGGTAATCATGCCATCAACGGTTGTAATCAGCAATCCCTCGGTGGTTTCGTGTGTGCCATCGGGAGCAGGCACAATGCCTTCCAACCCAACTACATTTAAAGCCGCTCCGATAACCGCTTCTTCGCCCTCAAATGATACGATTGTACCATCCACAAGGGTAAGTTCAGCAAATTTCATTGCAGGCTCGGCACTTTCAAAACGCTGGCGCACCTCTGCCATAAATGCAGAAAGGCCGCTTTTCATTTCGGAAAGTTCAATTTTGATGTCCATACGCATAGAATAGAACTTACTTTATTTCCTCTGCAAAATT